GCCCCAACACTCACTCCCAATTCTGGAATGAAAGTGTCTTTTCGCTTGAGGAAATCGACATCACAAAAATTTAGGTACTTCGTTGGTTGCGAAGTTTTGTCTGGCATAGTATACTCCATGCCATAAAGTTTCAGAAAACTACCCATAGAAATGTGATTAAAATCCTCACAAAAACGAGAAACCGTACTAATAGAATCATCACCGTACGTTAACAACTTAACATGTTGGCGAAAATCCAAATTAGGGTACATATCTTTAAAAGCACACCTAGCGAACAACGCATTGGCAATACTATTCATGTGGGCCGTACCATTATGCCCAGATGGAGCCGATCCCATCAGTTTGATTAAAGTTCCATTATAAGCAATTAATGGATAAGCTATCTCAGTTATAACACTTCGAAGAATAGCCAAATCACGCTCACTATAATTCATAGCTTTCGCCATTTGAATCAAGATATAACCAACGGCAAAATTGGCCTGGGCGGGCATACGCCTATCGAAAGCTTTAAAATCACCAGCATTAACACGATCGTCACCGAAAGTGCGCACATGCTTCATAAGCCGATCCCACTCCGGTCCAACAGGATTAAGTCCAACACCAATTTCACTAATAGTTTGGTGTTCACTCAACCAGTCAAATAAAGGCAACAAGACGCGCCTAAGAATAATAGATAAAGCAAAAGGTCCAGCTTGGAAAATACGAACTTTAGTCTTCGTAATTTTGGTAGGTTCATCCTTAAGTGTACCTTTGAAGATCTCATTAATTCGAATACCACTAACAAGCATATCTTCCTTCTCTATAATCTGTTCGAGTACACCAGTCTTAAAGCGCAAGCCATTGGGAAAAGTTGCACTATCACAAGGCTCTACGAATTGGGATTTATTACCCACTAATGGGAAACCCACAGAAGTAGACATAACTATTCTACCAATAAACTTACGCCCTAACCTACCACACAAACTCTCCTCATAAGTTAATGCAGTTGTCTGAACAGCTATCTCATCCAAAGCGATAGCAGCTAAAATTGGTTTTAGATAATCAACTACAGCTTCTTCCATAAGATCAAAAGGAAGACCGCTGCTCGGCGATGCAAAATCTGCTAAACCAGCGGACCAAGGTCGAGTTGTCGCATGAGGCGGGCCAGACCATACATTAGGTTGGCCAAAAACCTCAGTAACAACAGGTGAAATAACAGTATCTACAACGTTGGTAACAGGGGCAACACGCCCTATACAGGATCCGTAAACTTCCATATTAGAATCCGAAACTTCAGTAAAGCAACTCTTAGGATGCAAAGTTTCACTGGTCATAAACTGAACATCATAAAGTTTCTTTGGAACATTGGCTGAGTGTGCAGCCAATAACACACCAGGTATCAAAGATAATTG